GGACATTCTCAAATACGACGATCCCAACTGGTATGAAAAATTGTCGAGAGAAAGGATTGAAAAAGCCAAAGCGAACCCCGATAACACTCCGGACCGTCTCCGGCAGAAAGCCATCTGCACCGAGGCCCGACTAAAACAATTACCGAGGCCCTATCTATGAACCAGCAACTCATGTTCACCGTCTACGACTCCAAGGCTGAAACCTTCATGCCGCCGTTCTTCGTCCCAGCCAAAGGGCTGGCAATCCGAGCATTCGAAGATTGCGTAAACTCGGACGATCATCACTTCGGCAAACATCCTGCCGATTACACGCTGTTCTTTTTGGGCGAATTTCTCACCGATACGGGGAAATTCAATCTCTCGAACGCTAAACAATCCGTTGGAAACGGTGTAGAGTTCGTGAATCCTCTCAAACCGGAGCACCCAACTAATGGCACGGAATCAAGTCGGAGCACAGACGAAAACGGCTGACATCCCTAGGTCGCAATTCGACCTCTCTCACGGTCTCAAGACCACCTTCAACGCTTCAGACTTAGTTCCAATCCTGTCCCTAGAAGTCTTGCCCGGAGACACCATTAACCTCCGGGCTACTCTCTTTGGCCGTATGGCTACGCCAATCAAACCGGTCATGGACAATCTCTACATGGAGACGTTCTTCTTCTTCACGCCCTGGCGGCAAGTCTGGCCAGACTTCGTGAAAATGATGGGCGAACAAGAATCACCTGGTGATTCGATCGACTTCAGTGTTCCCACGGTTATCACCGGCTCTGCCACGGAGCCGGGGTATCTACCCGACTATCTTGGTATTCCTAACGGCCTTATCCGAGCCGACGTTATTGTCTCGGCGCTGCCGTTCCGTTGTTACAACAAAATTTTCAATTTTTGGTTCCGCGATGAAAACCTCATGGATCCCGTTATCGAAAACACGGACGCGGGGCCCGACGCGGCGACTGATTACGCGCTAAAACAACGGCGCAAGCGTCGCGACTACATAACGGCGGGCCTCCCATTTCCGCAAAAAGGCCCTGACGTTACGGTCTCCCTAGGCGATCGCGCTATGGTCGCTCACGATGGCGATCCGACCGCCGGTCCGAACGTCAATATCTTCTCGACGCAAATCGATTCCAGCACCTCGCTTATCGCGAATGTGCCGCGTCTGCAATTGGGTAACCTTCCAACCACAGACGAGAACACCATGTATGCCGATCTTTCATCGGCTGCCGGCATCTCAATCAACGATCTCCGCGAGTCAATTCAAATCCAACGCCTTCTCGAAAGAGACGCTCGTGGCGGTACCAGGTACCCGGAAATTCTCCGTAGCCACTTCCAAGTGTCCGATCCCGGGCTCTTGGTTCATCAGCGCCCCTTGTTCCTGGGCGGAGGCTCTTCTCAAATCAACATCAACCCGGTGACTCAGCAATCGCCGAGCGATATCGCGGTCGATCTCACCCCGCAGGGTAACCTTGCGGCCTACGGAACCGTGTCAGGTTCCAATCATGGCTTCACGGCCTCGTTCACTGAGCACGGTCATATTCTCGGCCTCGTCAATGTGCGAGCCGATTTAACCTACCAACAGGGTCTCGAACGCTACTGGTCAAGGCAAACCCGTTTCGACTTCTATTGGCCGGCGCTCTCCCACCTTGGGGAGCAGGCCGTAAAAAATCAGGAGGTGTTCGTGTCAAACGATTCCACCATCGATAACGGAACCTTCGCTTATATGCCGCGCTACGATGAATATCGTTACAAACAGTCGCAAATCACCGGCCTCTTCAGGTCGGACGCTGCCGCGTCACTCGACGTCTGGCATCTCGCTCAGGACTTCGCGGCACTCCCTGCACTCAACGAGGCATTCATCACTGATAACGTTCCAATGGATCGCGTTCTGGCAGTTCCGGAAGAACCCGATTTCCTCCTGGACGTTTGGTTCAAAATTAAGGCCGCTAGGCCGCTGCCGCTTTACGGCACTCCCGGTCTTATGGATCACTTCTGATGGCATGGCCAGCAGCAGCAATCATAGGCGCAGGCGCCGACGTACTCGGTGGATTGTTCGGCATGTCCGGGCAATCCTCCGCGAACCGTGCCAACGAACGGATCGCAAAAGAGAATCGCGAGTTTCAAGAGCGCATGTCGTCAACCGCGTATCAACGCGCAGCAAAAGATCTCGACGCAGCCGGTCTCAATCGGATTCTTGCTCTGGGGTCGCCAGCGTCGACCCCCGGCGGTGCCACCGCCGTCATGCAAAACAAAAAAGCCCCGCTCGCTCGGGGCGTATCTCAATCAGCGCATACCGCCCTGGCACTTAAAAAGGCCTCAGCCGAAATTTCCAATATAGGCGCGAACACAGAAAACACCGAGGCCAATACCGAACTCACAAGAACGCGACAATTAATAGCGTCGCATGGAGAAGTAATAGCAGGCATCACAGGTGACATCGTTCGCGCTCTGAAAACTGCAACCGGCTGGGACAAAATGAACACCCAACAACGCGCTGACCTCATCAATAAAAAAGTCGAGCAAGCCCGTGGCTTTGTGACGGATGCCCTCGAACAGATGGGCAATTCCGGGAAACAGCTCGACACCGCATGGAATCGAACGAGAGATTCGATCTCCATCTATATCAACGACATGCTGCAACCCGATGTCGGAAACTACGACCCCAACATGCGCGGCGAAACCGGCTACACCGAGGCCGAATATGCCCGCAAAAAGCTCGAATACCAGCAACTCACCGGCGAAGCAAAAGCGCGCGTCGGACGCTGGTTAGAACGCTACAGAAAATTCAGGAACTGATATGGCTACCAGCAAAAGACAGCGGAAATACCCGCGACTCAGCCAGGACTTCTCTGGCAACTCAAAGACGGACGAATCCTTCGCTCCGGCCTGCGATGTGAATAACATCGTCAGACACTACGAACGCACCGGCATAGACCCGTTCATCGACCGCAAAGCCGCCGCCCAATACGGCGAGGCTTCGACCCTGACATTTGCCGACGCAATGCGCATCAAGGCAGAAATGGATTCTTACCTTGCCGAACACCCTGAGGCTTACTCAGAGGCCGCACAAGCCGCGCAAGCGGCGCACCCTGAGGCTACCCCTCAGGAACAAGAGAACGTGCGATCTGGCGCGTCCAGCGCCGCCGAACCAGCCCCGCAGGGTGCCTCCGAAACTCAAACGGAGGCAAAAGTACAATAGCCCCCTTGTCTCTATTGTACTAACTGACACCGATCCACTAAACTCGACAAGGACACCATGGCCAAGGAGAGATACCAATGCGGCGCAGAAAACTGAAAAAATCGAAGTCCAGAAAGCTGTTCAAAAAGACAGCCAACAAAATGCACCGAAGGAACGCAGTCAAGACCGTACCGCGAGGCGGGATTGCCCTTTAATCGCGAAGCGATTCGAAATTTTTTTGGACGTTATTCGATTTGGTTATTAGTTATAGCTACAAGTTCTTTTACGGGCTGTAGCAATTGCATTACCATTTCTCCGGTGGCATGGCAGGGTGAGGCTCTAGCAAAATCGGATCGCAACCGGGACCCCAAGAGAACCCTGCCATGTCATGCACTAACCCACTCCCCGCCTTCGAATACATCTGCCCCTCGACCGGCCTCAAGGCCGTTTCGCTCAAGCAAATCCCTGGACGAGAACCAAACCTGCAAATCCCCTGCAGAAAATGCCCCAGCTGCAAACTCGCCAAAGCGAAAGAATGGGGCTTGCGATGCTGGCACGAATCCCAAATGCACGAGGAAAATGCGTTTATAACGCTGACCTATGCACCCGAACATCTGCCGCATTATGAATGTCTCGATCACAGAGACTTCCAACTATTTATGAAACGCTTTCGCAAAGCGTACCCCGACCGTAAGGTCAAATACTTCATGTGCGGCGAGTACGGCAACGGCACTCACAGACCGCACTACCACCTGATTCTCTTCGGCTACTTTCCACCGGACGCGGTGTATCACCGCACCGAAAACGGGAACCGTTTTTACAAATCCGAAGAACTCGACGCCTTTTGGAAAAAAGGCTTCACAGACACATCCGGGGTCAGTTACAACTCAGCGGGCTACGTAGCCCGCTATGCCCTAAAAAAGCAGCTACCAAAACAGGAATTGCAGGAACGCTATTCCTACATCGACTACGACGGGAACGCTCAAATACGGCCTTTCGAATACGTCAAAATGTCCACCGGTCGAAAAAAATGGGATGGCATCGGAGCATCATGGTTCCGTGAATATGCCGCCCAAACCGTTACGCACGATTACGTGCTCGACCCCAAGGGCAACCAATGCCCTGTTCCAAAGTATTACCTGGACATTCTCAAATACGACGACCCCAACTGGTATGAAAAATTAGCCAGGGAAAGGATTGAAAAAGCAAAAGCGAACCCCGATAACACACCGGAACGCCTCACGGCGAAAGCCATCTGCACCGAGGCACGACTAAAACAACTACCGAGGCCCTATCTATGAACCAGCAACTCATGTTCTCCGTCTATGACTCCAAGGCTGAAACCTTCATGCCGCCTTTCTTCGTCCCGGCCAAAGGCCTCGCAATTCGAGCATTCGAAGATTGCGTAAACTCGGACGACCATCACTTCGGCAAACATCCTGCCGATTACACGCTGTTCTTTTTGGGCGAATTTCTTACGGACACGGGGAAATTCAATCTCACGAACGCTAAACAATCCGTTGGAAACGGTGTAGAGTTCGTTAATCCTCTCATACCGGAGCACACTAATGGCACGGAACCAAGTCGGAGCACAGACGAAAACAGCTGATATCCCAAGGTCACAATTTGACCTCTCGCATGGTCTCAAGACCACGCTAAACGCATCCGATCTCGTTCCGATTCTGTCGCTTGAAGTACTGCCCGGAGACACAATCAATCTCCGGGCAACGCTCTTTGGCCGCATGGCAACGCCAGTCAAACCGGTCATGGACAATCTTTATATGGAGACGTTCTTCTTCTTCACGCCGTGGCGCCAAGTATGGCCTGACTTCGTCAAAATGATGGGCGAACAAGAATCACCAGGTGATTCGATCGACTTCAGTATTCCTCGCATATCCGGCTCTGCTGATATGGACCCCATCTTCGACTATATGGGCGTTCCGTTGAACGCCATCCCGTCGGCCGATCTTCCTGTCTCTGCATTGCCGTTTCGGTGCTACAACAAAATCTTTAACTTCTGGTTCCGCGACGAGAACCTCGTCGATCCGGTCATCGAGAACACCGGCGCAGGTCCGGATCTGGAAAATAACTACGTAATCAAACAGCGCCGCAAAAGGCGCGACTACATAACGGCAGGATTGCCGTTTCCGCAAAAAGGCCCCGACACCACAGTTTCCCTGGTGGGCAATGCCCCGGTCGGCTTCGACAACGGCGGTACCGGCGACGGCCTCTTTGTCGTCGATTCATTCGACAACACCTCTTATGCTTTGGACTCATCCGGCGCCAATCTTCAGGTCGGTCTCTCCAGCGGAGCGGGCGAACAAATTTTCGCAGACCTTTCCGAAGCCGGTGGCATCTCCATCAACGAGCTGCGCGAGTCAATCCAAATTCAACGCCTTCTCGAGAGAGACGCTCGTGGCGGTACTAGGTACCCGGAAATTCTTCGCAGCCACT